AAGCCCATCGCCGCGAGCGAAGCCACCACATCCGCCGACGGCCGGCGCACCGTCACGATCCGCGCGTCGGGCCGGTATGCCGTGAGCCATCGCCAGAACGGCGCGGCGGTGGTCTCCACCGTCCCGGTGCACGGCTGGTTGAGCCACGAATGCAGGTCATCGAGGGAGCGGCAATGCCGCGCCTCGTCGTGCCCGCAGACCCACTCGCGGTAGGTCAGGAACCTGGACAACCAGGCGGTGCGCGACCGCGGCAGCGCCAGCACGACAAAGGGACCGCTCATCGCATCCGCCGCGCGCTGGCCGTGCCCTGCACCGTCACCGTGCCGGAGGAGAACGTCGCCACCGCCACCAGATGCACCGCCGTCGCCGCGCTCACGTTGTAGCGCTTGCGCGGCACGCCGATGCCCTGGGTGATCGCTCCGGTGGGGAACGACGACTGGTTCAGAATGATGATGGTATCCAGCCCGGCACCGAACGATGTGTGCGTCCCGGCACCCGCGCTGAACGACACCGACCCCGAGACATCCCAGTCGCCCGCCGTCAGGTTCAGCGTGGCCACGGTGGCGTTGGTGTTGTTGGTGAGGCTCACCCCTCCGCTGGTGGCGGTCATATATTCACCGGGGGCGCCGGCCGTCGCGTCGGAACCGTCGGTCACGCCGGTCGTGGCGGCGGCGACGGCGTCGCTCATAGCCTGATGGTAATCGCGCCACGCCTTGGTGTGGCCGCCGGTATCGGCGTTGATCGGCACCTCGTTGTTGGGCGGCACCGGCGGGGCGGGGCTGAGCGTCGCGGGCATCAGCTGAACGCCGCCTGCGACGTCTCGACGAAGGCGTCGACCGCGTAGAGCGTGGCGCGCCCGCTGGTGGTGATCCGGAACACCCGGTCGCGGAACGAGCCGAGCCGCGTGGTGTAGACGCGCTGGCGATACTGCCCCGAGGCCCCGCCGCTCATGGTGCGCGTGCCGGTCCAGGTAATGCCGCCGTCGTCGGACCATTCCAGCGTGACGGGCCCGACCGGCGGCGTGGAGCCCACCTCCATCTCGACCTCGAGGCGGTGGCAGAACCCGCGCTGGGTGCCGGCAAAGAGCGGCGGCAGCGTGGCCTGGCGGAAGATCGGAACGCCGCTGTCGGTCGTGCCGAGGGGATTGAGCGAATAGATGTTGCCGCTGGTGTCGCCGGCCAGGGGATCGTTGTTGACGGTGCCGGTGCAGGTCACGCGCCAGCGTCCCGTGCCGTCCACGCCCGAGGAGCGGTCGTGCCAGAACTGCGTGCCGGCGTCGTAGACCACCGTCCGGGTGCCGCCGAGGGTGAGCGCATAGAATGCGTGGCCGCCGTGCATGTAGGCCGCGGCCGACGCGGTATCGGCCCCGGCGGCATCGATCATCGCCTCGATCGCGTGGGTGGAGACGCGCTGCGGCTGGTAGCCCTGGCTGCGGAACACGACGCCCTCGGGCGCCACCCACCAGACCGAGCCGTCGACGCGCGCCACCGACTGCGGGATGACGCCGTAGGGGATGACGCCGCCGGACTGGCGGCGGAACGGGAAATCGGCCTTGCCGGCGTCATACCAGATTTCGATCGCGGCCCGCCCGAGCAGCCACAGCTCGTTGCGGTGCCACAGGGCTTTGAGCAGGATGTTGTCCATGCCCTCGACGTTGGCGAAGTCGAGCGCGTCCCATGAGTTCGGGTTCTGCAGCCCGGAGACGTTGAACGTGGTCCCGCGACCGGATTGCGTGGCGACGAAATAGCCGTCGATGAAGGTGATGGAGTTCGCCCCGCCGGACGGGAAATTGGTCATATCAACGGGCGTCAGGACGTTGGTCCCGTGCGGTGCCGTGAACAGGTTCGGCGGGCTGCAGATCACCACGGCGAACGGCGAGACGGCGATCGAGATCATCGGGTAATTCGCCGGCCAGGTCGGCTCGACCGGCGAGCCGACGACGCCGAGGTCAAACGTGCCGTTCTCGTCGTTGCGGTAGGCGTGCCAGCCGGAGACGGCGTAATACCCGCCGATCAGATCCACGTTGAGCGCCGCGACCGGACCGCCGGCGGGGAAGCTGGTCACCCAGTCGAGCCCGGCGGTGGGAACGAGCGCGATCGGGGTGCGCGCGTCCTGCGGCTGGCTCTCGGCCATGACGTTCAGCAGCCGCTTGGCCGAGAGCGGCACGGAGAGGTGCTGGTAGCTCTCGGTCGGGAACGGGATGCGCTTCATCGCCGCCTTGGGCGCGAGCGCGGTGCGCAAACTGGCGAGGCTGTCGCTCATCTGCTAACGGGGCTCGTGGAGGCGATGAAATACATCGGCGTAATCCTCGCTGCCTGCGCGCTTGTGCTGCTGCTGCTGCGCATCGGCGTGGTGGTGCAGATGATGCCCCCGGTCGCGGGCGATCACCTCGACGGCATGGCCGCGATGTATCAGCAGCAGGACGAGCGGCGGCCCGCGCGTCACCATTCGCCGTAGGCGACCCAGTCGTAGGGCACGACGGTGCCGGCGCCTACGCCCACCACGCGCGCGGTAAACCCGGTCAGGGTGATCCCGACCGGGTTGGCTGCGATGCCGCCGGCCGAGTCGGTCGGCGTGAGGAACACCTTCGGCAGCGCGCCGATGAATGCCGGAGAGAACACCGTGGCCGCCCCCGCCGAGCCGACGAACACCTGCCCGCTCGCGGTGTTGGCGGTCACGCTGCCGCTGCCGCGCTGCACCTTCGGCATCACCTTGACCAGCGCGCCGCTGTTCTGGACGTAGGTGGTGATGCCCGCGCCCCAGCGGTTGCACGGCGTGATGACGCCCTGCGAGCAGTGCGCGTCGATCTGGACGCAGGTACCGCCGCTGCCGGGGCTGTAGAAGTTGCAGTCCCCGATCTGGAACCCGTTGACGCCTTGCAGCGAAATGCCGGTGCCGGGCGAGGCCAGGTAGAACGCGCATCCGGCGATGGCGAGATTGACCAGCCAGCCGTCGTTGCCAAAGTTGTTGGCGGTGATGACGCCGAACGTCACGACATTGAAGATGCAGCCGATGATCGTCACGTCGTGGAACGTGGCGCCCGCGCCGGCCTGGCCGAGTTGGATCGCGGTCTGCGGCCCGTCGAACGAGCAGTTGGAAATCATCAGCTGGCCGGTGACGGTGCCGGCGTCCTGCGAGAGAACAAAGCCGTAGCGCCCGTTCAAAAATTTGGTGTTGGTAATCCGCAGGCCGCCGCTCGATTCCTGCTGGACGGAGAATTGCGTCGAGCCGGCCGGGAGAAAGAAGCAGTTCGACATCGCGCTGTCGCCGGCGTCGGGATTGCCGGTGCAGCGCACGATCACCCCGCCGGTGGTGAACTGCTCGAAGCGGCAGCTGTCCATGGTCCAGACACTGGCGTTCTGGAAGTTAATGCCGACATCGCAGCCGTTGATGTGCAGGTCGCGGAACACGCTTTCCGAGTTGCCGCCGGTCGGATTGACCCGGATGCCGGTGGTGCCGGAGGCAGACGGCGTGATGTTGAACGATTCAAATGTCACCGGCGCCTGCGTGGTGACATCGAACACGATCTGGCCGGTGGTCGCCGGGGCAATTCCCGCGCCGGCGGACGACCCGTCGCCGGTGATCTTGACCATGCCGTTGACGGTGATCGACGCGGTGATGCGATACATCGAGCGCAGCAGCACCCAGCCGCTGGTCGCCGCGGCGGCAGTGACCGCAGCCTGCACCGCCGCGGTGTCGTCGGCCGTGCCGTTGCCGACCGCACCGTAGGCCTCGGGGACGTAGAAGTAGGTGGTGGGTGCCAACGCGGCGGCGATATAGGACCGCAGCGCGGTGGCGGCGAAGCGTCCCGAGCCGGCGTGCTCGCCGACCACCGACGAGCTGTCGGTGACGGCGCCCAGGTCCGGCATATCGACGATGCGGACGCCGGTGTAGGTGGTCTGCTGGCTCATGCCGGTGGCGTCCCATTGATGAAGCCGTTGACAAAGATCGCGTCGACCTCCGGGTCGGTGAGCACCGCCGGCGTGGGATCGGTCAGCAGGATCGTCGGGATGATCGACCGCGAGACCATCGGGCGGACGTGCAGATAGCCGTGGGCGAGCATTTCCGCGTCGTCACCGCCGTCCTGGTCGAACATGACGCCCCAGCGGCAGCGGAGCGGCCAGGTGTTCATGCTCAGCGCCGGGACGAAGATGTCGAAGGTGCCGGGGTTGGCCGCATCGACGGTGCCAACGCCGGTCCAGAGCGCGGTGGCGGGGCCGGCGAGCTGCGCGCCCCAGCCGGCGCCCCAGCCGTAGTCCCAGGTCTGCCAGCGGCGGTCGGGCCAGACGACGAGCATGCAGGCCGGGCCGCCGATGCCGCCGGTGAGCGTGATCGGCAGCGCCGCCGGGTCGTCGTTCTCCAGCACCGTCACCGAGAGGCGGATGCTGTCGGCGGAGGAGACGACGAGGTCGCGGCGCGGAATGTAGAGCGGCGAGACGCGGGCGTAAGGCAGCGTCAGTGCCATGTCGGTCATCGCATCCTCCGGGCTGCAATGGTGCCGCCGGCGGCGAGGGTGCTGGCGGTGATATTTGCCTGCACGACAAGGAAAACCGTGGTCGTCGCCGACAGCGAAATGCGTCCCGGCCCGCACGGTATGGCGAGGCTGCCAACCGGGGGAGCGTCGCCAGAGAAATTCATCTGCGACTGCATCCCGGTGGTGATCCCCGGCAATGTGGCGCTGGTCGTGCTGAAGCCCAGCAGCACGGTCGCAACGGTGGTCGTGGCGGCCGGGGTCAGTGCCACGGTGGCGCGCACGTCCCAATCGCCCGCCGTCAGCGAAATGGACGTGACATTCGTCGGCGTGGCGGTGGGAACGTTGACGCCGATGGCAACGGTGCTGCTGACATACTCGCCGACCTGCCCGGCGGCGGCGTTGTTGTTGGTTGCGGTGCCGGTGCGCACGAAAGCGGTCGTCGCCAGCGTGGTCGAGCTGTCGGTCTGTGCCGCCGTCGGTGCGGTTGGCGTGCCTGTCAGCGCCGGCGAGGCGAGCGGTGCCTTAAGGTCCACCATCTGCTTCGTCGCCGCGCCGAGTGCGACCGTCGGATCGGCCGCGAGCGTGAGCGGGCCGCCGAGCGCAATCGCCATCGTCGCGCGGGTGATCGAGATCGCCGCGCCGATCTGCGTGCCGGTATCGTTGTAAGTGTTCAGGAAGAAATCTGAGCCGGCGTTGCTGCCGCCCTCGGCGGTGCCGTTGATGCCCATGCGAACGCGCAACGAACTCGCGGTCAGGAACTGCACGTAGCGCATCGAGACGGAGCCGTTGACCGAAACGAAGCCGCCGGCGCCGCTCGTGTTGATGCCGGCCTGAATGCCGCCGGTCTGCGCGAGGAACGCGCCGCTGATCGTCATGGCGGTGCCGGTCAGCGCGCCCGAGAGCGTGCCGCCGGTCAGCGGCAGATAGCCCGCGAGCGTGGTGGTGACCTGGGCGGCGGTCTGGTAGCCGGCCGGATTCGTCGCGGCGTAGCGGCTGGTGTCTGTCGGGTGGACGTGATCGCCGCGGGCGTAGAGCGCGGAGGAACCGGCTGCCGCCGTGCCATCGATGATCGGCAGCGCGTTGGAGGGATTGACGCTGCCCGCCGCCGTCATCGCCGCCGTGACGAACGCGGTTGTCGCGATCGACGTATCGTTGTCGCCTGGCGCCGGCGTCGGTGCCTGCGGGTCGCCAGTCAGCACCGGCGAGGCGAGCGGCGCATATGGCCCAAGTGCCGCCGTCACCTGTGCGGCCGTTTGGTATCCCGACGGGTTCGTGGCCGCATAGCGGCTGGTATCGACCGGATGCACATGGTCCGCGCGAGCCCAGGTCGCGCCGGCTCCGACCGCGGCCGCGCCGTCCATCAGCGGCGTAGTGCTCGAGGCGACAGGAACCGCAGCGGCGACCTGCGCGGCGGTCTGATAGCCCGCCGGGTTGGTGGCGTTGTAGGGCGTGAACGTCAGTGCCGTGGTGACATCGGCGCTGGCCAGCACGATCGCGCCGGTGCGGCTGTTGAACGAGGTGACGCCGCTGGCCGGCACCGAGATCACGCCCGAGCCGTCGATGTGGATGGAGGCGCCGTCGATCTTGACGCCGCCGAGGATCGTCGTGGAGGCCACAGGCAGCGTGTAGCCGCCGCCGGCCGGACCGGGCGGGCCTTGCGGCCCCGGCGGTCCCTGCGGGCCGGGCGGACCGACCCACCGGCCAGGATCGGGCGGCCCGGAGGCGTTGGAGGCGTAGTCGGAATACTCGAGCCGATACCCCGGTGATTCCGGCACCGTTGGCGCGGGCGGCGATGGCGATGTCCCACTGCCCGGGTAGTCGCTGTAATTCAGGCGATACGCCACGGCTAGAAATACTCAGCCGGGGTGCGCTCGCCGGATGTCGGCAGCGCGACGATCTGCGCGATCGTCCGCATCGCCAGCGTGGCGGCGTCGGCATCGCCCTTCAGGTCGAACTTCGGCGCCATGGTATAGGCGGCCATCGCTTCATACGCCTGCGAGGCGATGTCCGGAATGTCAAAACTCGTCCACCGCACCAGGTCGCGGGCGGCGAGGTTGTTGTGCACCGCCATCACCGCTTCCTGCGCGATGTCGTGCCCCGAGATCGCCTGCGCGCCCTTGCGCACCCGCGCCTCGAGCAGCGCATGCACCTGCGGATCGGCCTGCTTGCCGAACGACGACGCCGCCTGGTTGGCGGTCAGCTTGGTGTATTCCTCGACGAAGGCGCGCGGCACGGCGGTGCCGTCCCACCATACCGTCGCCTGGGCATCGAGCGCAGCATGCACCGAGGCCACCTTGTCGAGCGCCAGCGCCTGGTCGGCGGCCGACGGGGTCTCGTCCGAGGCGATGACGCCCAACTCGGTGAGCGCCATCGTCGCGATGGTTGCAACCGGCACCATCTCCGTCAGGGTCGGCGAATCGTCGAGCGGGATCACCGTGACGCCGAGGCGCCGCAACGCCCGCTCTGCGATGGTCGAGACGGAGACGGTCATATTGCTACGCTACCGTCACGCTGGCGGACTCTGGCGCGGCGGTCGAGCCTCCGGCGTTGGTCGCCGTCACAACGCACGTTGCCGCCTTCCCGACGTCGCCGGCCTGCACATCGTAGGTTGCCGCATCGGTGCCGGCGTTCGTGCCGTCCAGCTTCCACTGATAGGCGTAGCTGGTCGGCTCGCCGGTCCATGTCCCCATCGTGCAATTGAGCGTGGTGCCCGACTGGGTCACGGCTGGCACCGCGGTGTTGACCGGCGCCGTTGCTCCGCCGCCGCCATCCGGCGGTGTGGTGCCGCCGCTGTCGACGGTGATGATGCCGGCGGCGAGGCTGGAGACCTTCGTCGCCGTGGGCGCCTGCAGCGGTGGCGTCGCCGGCTCGTTGGCTGCCGCTTCCGCCGCTGCCTTCTTGGCGGCGATCGCCTCCGGTGAAGGCGGCGGCCCGGACGGTGCGAGCGGATCGAGCCCCAGCACCTCGAGGTGCGCGTCACGCGCCGCGGTGTTCTCCTCGATCGTTGCCGCAGCCCCGCCACGCGCGCCGAGGCTGCCGTCGCCGTTGTAATCGAGGATGATCTGCGCGCCGATCGAGGCCGCCGCCTGTGCGGCCTTCTGTGCCGCCAGCACTGCTGGATCGGGCGGAGGCGGTGCGGGCGGAGGGGTGCTGCCGCCGGTTGTTGTGTCGGACATTGCTGTTCCTCCTATGCGTCGGCGACGGCGGTCGTGAAGATAGTGAATATCCCGTTGTCGACAGGCTTTGTGGTGTCCACGGACGGGTCCACGCCGAAGCGCAGCTTGCCGATGCCGCGGATCTCCTGAATGCCAACGCCGTGCATGTATCCATAGTCGCGCGTGTTGGTGGTGCTTTTCATCCGCTGCGCCCATGCACAGCCCAGCGACTGCGCACCGCACAGGAAGGACGGCGCGACATCGATGCCGCCCGCGCCAGCTCCGGCGATCACACCGAGTTCGGGGATCTCGCGGATGATGATCCCGTCGTAGATGATGTCGCCGCCGGTAAACAGCGGATTATCGGACCCGCGGTTCCAGGCGTATTGCAGCGAGTTGGTGATCGTCGTGTCGAGCAGCAGGTCGCGGAAAACCAGGCTCGGCATGAAGCAGACGAACCACTCCTCGTCGTCGTTGACGGTGATCGGGCGGATGCGGGGATTGGCGGCGCGCGCCATGCGCTTGGCCAGCGTGAGGATGGCGGCCGTCATGCGATCGCCCGGCGAGGCCAGGGTGAGCAGCGCGGTGGCCATGACGCCGGAAACCGCGTTTGCCTTCTGGTGGCCGAACAGCACGCGGTCGGCGTTGTTGACCATCCACGTGTTGCGCTGGCCCGCGGTGGCAGAAGCGTAGCTGACCTGCACGTTGCCGTCCGCGGTGATCGCGCCGAGCGAGGTGATGATGTCGGAGCGCATCTTCTCGAGTTCCCACGTCATCAGCGCTTCGCGCGCTGCCTCACGCAGGTCGACGACGGACTTCTGCTCGTCCCAGTCGGAGACCGCGACCGCGTGACGGAACGCGGCCACCGTCAGGTTCATCGAGCGGAGGTTGAGGATTTCCTCGTTGCCCTCGAGGATCGTGTTGCCGGTGACCCCGGCTCCCACCAGGCGCCGCATCGCGGGGAACACAACAGTGTCGCCGGCCTTGCGGGTCAAATCCTCGCGGACTTGAATCAGGGAGCCGGTGGAAGTCCCCATATATTTCGCGAACTGATTTCTTCTAACATACTCGCTGAAAAAATCTGAGTCCCAGATAAGCGGAGTTAAACCGGCTCTTGCCGGGGTTACGTTCATGTCCGCCATGGCGGATCACTCCTGTCGCTGAGGTTGTTGGGGTTGCGGATTTCGTTGTCGGCAACGCCCGTGACCTCGGCGGCAGGAGACGCCCGATACATCCGGCGGCGACGGCTGCTGATAACGCTCAGCGGCTAAGCGTGACGCCCGATTGACCCCGGCGGCGGGCAGGCACGGCTCGGCTAGGCTTAGTGGGTGTTGCGGCGCTCCGGCCGTCGCAGGATGTCGTCCATGCTGGGCGGCCCGGTGAACGCGGTGGTGCCCCTGCCTGCTACGCTGCGGGCATTGGCGAGCGACGGCGGCATGCCATTGGCCGGCGAGACGCGGGGAGCGGCCGGCGGTGCCTCCGCCTCCCACTTCGCGCGCTCCTCGGCCACGATCCTCGCACGGTAGGCCGCCGGGTCGTCGCCGATCTCGCGGTGCATGCGCACCGTCTCGAGGTGCTTCGCGGCCCAGCCGTACGGGTCGAGCTGTGAGTAGAGCTTCTGGAACAGCGACGGATCGCGCGCGGCTTCTTCCTTGAACTCGGCGACCAGGGCGTCGACCGCCTCGCCCCCGAGTTCCTTCCGCAGAATCAGTTCGCTGTGGTTCAGCCGCTCGTTGAGCATGCGGGCCTCCAGCCGCTGCTGGTAGCCCTGCGGGTCCTGCACCGGGTCGATCGGCTGGTAGAGCTGCGGTGCCTGCTGGACCTGCGGCGGTGGCGGGGGCGGCTTCTTCGCCTCCTCGAGCTGGCGCCGCAATTCGTCGGCCTGCGCCTGGGCGGCCGCCGCCTTGCTTTTCCAGTCGTTGCGCACCTTTTCGAGGGCGCTGAACGGCACGGTGCGGTTGTCGCCGCCCTGGACGTGCTGGGCCAGCGCCTCGTCCTCGTCCGGCTCGGGCTTGGGCTCCGCTTCCTTGGCCTTGGCGGCCGGCTGTGGCGGCGTTTCGGGCTTCGCTGCCGGTTCGGGTGCGGGCTGCGGCTCAGGGGCCTGTGCGGGCTCCTCCGCAGGCGCGCCAGCCGTCAGGAATCCGTCAAGCTGGTCATTGGTTGGCATGATGTCCTCGGATTGCGCCCGAACGTGCCCCGGGCGGGGTTACTGCTGCTGCGTGTTGCCGGTGACGAGGCCGTGGCCGGTGCCGGACAGCATCGCGGCGGGGATGGCGTATTTGCGGACAATCCGCATGATGGATGGGTCGAACACGACGGTGTTGCGCGAACCATCGCCTGCGCCACGGCTGCCCGCGTCGAGGTAGCGGATGCCGGGGATGCCGGCTTGTTGCAGGGCGGATGAAACGGCAGGAGTCCCAGCCGCGTCCGACGCCCAGAGAGTTTGATAATCAAGGCCGCTTAGGTTCCGCAGACCGCGGTAAACCTCTGCGCCTGTAGCTTCCGGCGGCGGTTGCCCATACATCTTGCCGGCCTTGGTTGCTGCGTCGTGGATATCCGCAACCGCCTGCTGCACCACCGGATGCTGCTCGCTGAGTGGCTTGTCCCAGTCGAGGAAGTGCGCCGGGTCGGCGTTGACGTGGACTTCATACATGGAACCACCACCCGTCATTTCCGGGATCGGCTTCCCACTCTCGATGAAAGCACGGTTCTCCTGTAGACGCTTAATCCCAGCTTGCACGTAGTCAGCGGCGGCATCGGGACGGTTAGCCATATCGGTGATCTCGCCATCAATCCTCTGCAGCGCAGCGTCTACGCTGCCACCCGACAGATTGTTGACATAGTAAGAAACACGATGGCTGACGTTCTCTGAATTGTAGTCCTTCCCGTCATACAACGGCGTTGCAAGACCTTCGCGATAGTTCCGCGCCACAGCCTCTGCATCCGCCAGATACAGCCCGTGCCCATACGCCTGTGCGCCCTCTCCGGTGCCGATCTTGCTCGCATCGAACGCATCGAAGTCGTGCGGGCTGCCGTGATAGGCCGTGAAGCCCGGCGCCGGCACGTCGGCACCCTTCGGCCCGGTGGTGCCCAGAACCGGCGCCATGGCCACCTGCGTCGCCGCAGCACGCGCACCGGCAGGCGTGATCCCGTCCGGTCCCCACACCCCTTGCTGCTGCGCCAGCGCCCGCTGCTGCGCGATGTAGTCGCCCACCGCGCCCGCGGTCTGCGTTGCGGCGTCCGCCCAAGTGGGAGGCGGCGCGAGCGGGTTGTCCCGCGTGCCCGGGATAGCGTCCGGCTGCCACAGCGCGTTGGTACCCGACATGCTACGGCGCGGCGGGCGGTGCCGGCTGCGGGATCGGAGTCTGCGCCAGGCGGCGCGTCGTCACCAGCTGGTTCATCGTCCCGGCCGCGGTCGAGGCGTTCTCGTGCGGCACCTGGCCGATCTTCGCGGCCGTCAGCGCGGCATCGGCGTGCGTCTTGGCGATCGTGGCGTGCTTCTGCGCCAGATCCGCCATCTGATGCGCCAATGCCATGTTGGGCGACATCTGCTCCTCCGTCGGCTCCTGCACCGCGGCCGCCGGCGCATCGGGCGCCGTATACGGCTGGCCATACGGCGGAGCCGAGAACTCGGCGTGCATGTCATGCAGGGTGCGCACGCTGTTGACCTGCCGCTCGCGGGCCAGCGCGGCGTTCGCCGCCGCGGAGCCCTGGTCCTTCGCAATCCCCGCCTGCGCCTTCTGTTGCGCGATCTGCCCCGCCTGCTGCGCCATCTGCTGCTGCTGCTGCTGGTGCGCGGCCATGCGTTTCAGCAGGTCGTCCTTGTCGCGCAGGCTCGAGGCCGCGATCAGCACATCGCCCGGGATCAACCCAGGCTGCATCCCAGCCAGCTGCACCAAGGTCTGGAAGTTCTCCGCCTGCATGGTCGGCACGTCCTGGCCCTCGGCGACGGTGATGTCGACGGCGAGGTCGGTGATGTCGTTCTCGACGCGGATCACCTGCTGCAGCCGCGGATCGCCGGGCTGGATCTGCATCTGCTGCATCGCCTGCGCGCGCTGCGGCGGCGGCATGGCGGCCAGATCGTCCTGCAGCGTGACCTGGCGGTTGATGCCGACCCAGCGCGTCTGGTTGAGGTCGTCGGTCACGCGCACCCACTTGCCGGCCGACCAGAACTCCCTCGCCGCCATCCAGCACATCTCGTAGACCGTGCGTGCCCACATGCGGAGGCTGTCGGCCAGCGGCTCGTTCTGCACCGCCCCGCCGGCCTGCTGCGCGAGGATCGCGCGGCCCGACAACTCGCGCGGATCGGTGCCGCTCATCGCCGCGTTGGGCCCGCTGAGCTGCATCTCCTGCGTCGCGTGCTGCAGCAACTGGAACTGCCCGGTGGCCAGCTCGGCGCTGCTTTCGATCTCGAACTTCATGCCGGGCGTGATCTCGACATAGCCGTCCGGCTTGGCCACCTCGCGCCGCGCCAGATCCACGTCGGCGACCGCGCCCTTCTCGGCGATCACCTGATGCACGGTCAGCAGATGCAGCGCCTTCGAGCGGCGCTTGTTGATCTCGTCCTGCACCGAGATCAGGTCGCGGATCATGCCGTAGCGGTTATTCTCCAGGTCGATATATGCGCTCTGCAGGATCAGCGGGCACGCGCTCCGGCCCTTGCGGTCCTTGAATTTCGACCGCACCGGCTCGCTCAAATACCCCGACCGGCTGTAGGTCGCGGTCCACCACGTGCCGGCTTCCGACCAGTGGCACTGCACCACGCGAACGCGCGTGCGCTGGCTGTCGGTCCAGGTCAGGTATTCCGGCCGGTCGCTGAATTGCGTCGCGTCATTCTGCGAGAACGAGGTGTCGATGACATCGCCCGCGTCCGGATACATCTCGTAGAGCTGGTCGCGATCCATCCAGATCACGATCCCCTTGTAGCGTGCATCGAGGAAATCGCCCTGGCGCGAATGCGGGTCAAACCAGATGCGGTCCCACGGCACCTGCGTCAGCGTGACGTTGGCACCGCCCTGGCCGTCGTCCTCGAGGCCGACCTCGACGCCGCCGAACCCCTCGACCAGCATGTCCTCGAACACGTGGCTGCGCAGGGTCTGAAAATCATTGTCGTCGGCGATGTAGCGCAGCGCCTGGGTGGCGGCGTCGGCGCGCTCGTCCTCGGCCGGCGTGCGCGGAAACGCCTTGGGGTCGGTGCGCGCCTTGCGCTCGAGGCCGCACAGCATGTCGAGTTTGCGCCGGCAGTAGTTGAACGTCAGCTCCGGCTGGCCGCGGGCGCGCAAGGCGGTGCGCTCCGGCGTGGTCCACTGATCGCCGTCGACGTAGGCGCGGTCGCGCTGTGCGAGGTCGCGGTTGTCCTGGCTGCCCTGCTCGGCCTCCTCGAACCAGCGGATGAGGCGCGCGTGCTGCTCGTCGAGATCGCGCGGGAACTCACCGCCGTCCCCGTTGTAAACGGCGACAGCCGCCGGCCAATCGTTGCGCCGGCCTGGGACCACGGTGAGCGACGTCGACATGGCTAGGCCGCGTTACCCGGGCCGCCGCGTGTCTTGAACGCCTGGCGCTCCTTGCCGACGGCTGTCTTGTTGGTCGAGGCGCCGGGGCTGGTGTTGAACGCCGGCTCGGCCCTCTGCCCGGCGCTGCGGATCGGGCGCGAGGGCGGCGCGCTGCCCGGGATCTTGCCGCTCGGGTGTGCCGGCTCGCGGGGTGTGTAGCCCATTCTCAGGTCTCCTCGGTGATCGGTGGCGGTTTGGCCTTGCGCGCGGCGTCCATCGCGTCGGTGAGCCACGCGAGCAGCCAGTCGCGGGAGACCGCGTGGCCCTCGCGCGCGGCGCTCTGCTCCATGGCATCAGCCCACTTGTCGACATCGTCGCCGGCCTCGCGTTGGAACTCGGCACCGGACATGGCGTTGTAGTCGGTCACGGGCTCAGTCATTCCACGTTACCTCGATCGACACGCTCTGATCGCCGCTGATCGAGATAACCCGCACCGCGGCATAGGCTGAAGCGAGCGACGTGCCGAGCATTCCCGCCGGGATCGGCAGCGGATGCACCGACAACGTCGCGGTGACCGGGATTTCCCGGTTGAGGCACTGCAGTGCGGCGGCGATGGCGTCGGCATCTCTCGTGCATTCCATCTGCACCAGCGTGGCGCCGATCTCGGACGTTCCTGCGCGCCGGTATTGCCGTCTGATCGCGTCCAGGTAGTTGAGCGCATAGAGCGCGATCTGCCTCACGCCCTGGATCGTCAGCACCAGCGACAGGTCGAACCACGGCTCGACGGCTGGCGCATTGTGAAGCGCTGCCGCCTTTCGGAGCATTGCCGCAGCCGTCATCTGCGGCTGCGGTATGGGCGGCGGAAACTCTCGCGCCAACAGTCGATCCAGCTCGGCGCGCTCTCTTGCGATCTCCTCGCGGTGCGCTAAGCGGCGGCGCTCAATTACCCCCTGCATGTGGGCCAGGAACGCCGCCCTGTCGAAGTTCAGCGGCGCAAGCGGCGCAGCGACACGGCCGCGCGCGATGACCGGCGCCCCCTCGTTATCCAGCCTGCGGTATGCGCGTCTCGCGATCTGGCCGACACGGGCGCTGGTGAGACCGACATGCGCGCCGATCTCGCGCAATGTCTCGCCGTATCGGACCTGCCGGCAAAGCACCTGCCTCTGCTGCGGCGTCAGCCTGGCCGCGATCAACTCCCGCGCGGCGATCCGGTCGACCAGCCGGTCCTCAAAATCCCAGTCAATCAATGCGCCGCCCGTTGTTCGGCCAGCATCACGGCGTTCTCGAACAGCCGCACGATCCGCCTGTGGCTGCCGCAGTCATTGAAGTTGTAGATAGACTTCAGCCGCTCCGGCGACCGCGCCTTCTCCGGCAGCGCCGGGTAGACGTAGTCGAGTGCGAGCCGCACCGCCTCGTCACGGTTCCAGTCGGTGGCGACCAGCAACCAGCCGATGGCGCAATGGGCCTCCCCGTCAGGCCCACCGATGTTGAAGGTAGCCCACCGGTCCCGCACGCCAGCGAGCGCGGTGCGCAGCTTCGCCATATCGGTGACCAGGGCTTCCGGCAGTGCGTCAAACGGCATCCAGGCGACCCTCCTATGCCACTCTCCAGTTCGCCGGCTCCTCGTCGCGGCTGGCGCGCTGGAAAGCCAAGTCCCAGCTATCGCGCACCGGGGGCTTGACCGCATCGCGCACGAACGGACGCGACATGCAGGCATAGCGCACCGAATCGACCGCGTGGTCCTCGGCGTCGGTGTCCAGATCCTCGGGCCGCGCGTCATCGTGCTGCATCGCGGGCAGCGTGCGGATCACATCGCGCGAGGTCGCAAAGAACAGCACCATGGGCTTGCCGTCGTCGTCGCCGACCAGACGCGAGCGCAGCTGGTCCCACCCGCCCATCGCGCCGCGCTGCGGCACCCGCTTGTTGTCCGCCGGGCGGAAGATCGCGCCGTGCTGCATCATGCGCTGGGCAATGCTCGGGCCGCCGTCCTCGGCGAACATGGCGGGATCGGCAACGCCGATCATCGCCTCCGGGTCGTCCGCCTCGCGGTCGCGGATGCCAGCAGCGACGGCCTCGGCGGTCAGCTTCAGCCCGACGTTGGGCTCGCCGGGTCGCATGCCATACCACTCCCGATAGTTGACGAGGGCTCCGCGGGCGATGTCGGGCACGGTTCCGTCAGAAACGGCCCACCAGTGGCAGGCGAACGGGCGGGCCGAACCCCAGTCGAAGCTGCGGAACCGCGCCCAGTGCTGCGGCAGCGTGCGCGGCGCAATGACGTGGCGGTCCATGGAGAACTCGGGGAAGAACGCGCCAGAGACCACCGACCAGTCGCCCTCGAGCCAGGCGCGCACCAGCTCGGGCGAGCCGGACGCTTTGAGACGCTGGACGTAGTCGGCGCCGAGGTATGCGTTATCGGCGACCCGCGACGGAATGTAGATGCGCTCAAGCCCGGTGGTGTCCTTCAGCACGCGCCATCCCAGCGGTGCCGGGTCGATGTAACGGGCGCGGACCCATTGATGACCGGGCCCGCCCGGGTTGCCGGTGAGGCGCATTGCAACCGGAACGCCAGACCCTGACCGCAGCGTCGCCATCAGCTTCATGATCGGCGTGGGCGAGGGAAAGTTGCCGGCTTCCTCGATGTAGACGCGGGTGTAACTGTGGCCCTGATACGCCTCCGCATCCGAATCCCGCTCCAGATAGGCGAAGGTCATGCGTGCGCCGTTGGGCATGGTCACGCGCATCGGGTTGGACGTGAAGTTGGCGCCGAGCTTGGTGTAGATGGCGCGGGCGCGCTCGAACAGTTCCAGCAGTTCAATCCGCGAGCGGCGGATCATCAGGCCGATGGCATCGACGCCATGCTGATCGGCATGCAGCGCCCAGTCTCCCAGCACCGCATCAGACTTGCCGCCGCCGCGCGCGCCACCGAAGAAGCACTCGAAGATCGGGCAATTGACGAAGGCGGATTGCGGGCCGGGCTGCGGCTCCCACGCGGTTACTCGTGTTTCTTCCCGTTCAACCGGCTCGGCGGCGGGTCGTTTATGCTCTCGCCGTCGACGATCATAGAGTTGTCGGTCAGCTGGCTGGGCGGCGCGTGCAGTCTTAGCCATTCGTCTGCGCTTTCAACCGGAGTGGGCGCGCGGATGACATAGCTGATCGCCGTGCCATCCTTGCCGGTGAGTTCGTGCTTGTCGGTCTGCTCGAGCATATTCTTGCCGAGCCAGATCAGCATGGTATCGGAGCCGGCGGCGGCGCGCTGCCACTGGTAGCGGCGCAGCGTGGCGCGGCCGTTGTTGCGCGCCTCGTCGAGTTCCGCCTGCAGGGTGGGGTCGGTCTTGAGGCGTTGGTAGAACTGCACGAACGAGATGCCGTTGAGCGCGGCGATTTCGGCGACATTGCAGCCGATGCCGGCGGCGCGCTTCATTACCTCGCGGTCGATCGGCTTGGGCGGGCGGCCGCCGTTGCCTGGCAGCGGGCCGTTGCGCTTCGGCAGCCCGTCCTTGCGCGCCGTCACGTTATGCCGCCACCGGCTGGGGCACGCGCTCGGCGGCGAGGTCGGCGAAGGTGCGGCCTGGCTCAGCTGCGAGCGTCGCTGTGCCGCCAGCGAACGCCTGCCAGCGCAGCACGGCAACGTCGACGTATGCGGGCGATATCTCGATGGCGTGGCAGGCGCGTCCGGTCATCTCGGCGGCGATGATGGTGGGTGCCGGAGCCGACGAACGGGTCGTACACCGCCTGTCCGGCGCTGGAGTTGTTCTCGATCGGGCGGCGCATGCACTCGACGGGCTTCTGGGTGCCATGACCAGTCTCCGATGCACGCTGCTTGTCGATGTCCCACACCGTGGATTGCTTGTGGTCTCCATGCCACTGCGCGGTGCTACCTTTGCGCACGGCGTACCAGCAGGGCTCGTGCTGGAAATGATAGTGCCCGCGAGAGATGACGATATGGCCCTTATTCCAGATGATCTGCGCGCGCATTTCAAACGCGGCGGCTTCGAGGCTTTCGACGACCTCTCTGGCATGCAGACCTGCATGCCAGACGTATGCGATTGATCCAGAAAACAATGCCCACGCTTCGCGCCAATCCGCCCGATTGTCGTTGGTAACTGCTCCGCGACGCGCAGACGACAAGCCGCGATCAACGCGCCACTCGGGATCGTAGTTTGTGCCATACGGCGGATCGGTGACCATCAGGTGCGGCTTCACGCCGGCCAGCGCGAGCGACACGTCGACCTCGCTCGTCGCATCGCCGCACACCAGCCGATGCCGCCCGAGCAGCCACACATCGCCGGCGCGCGATACCGGCTCGGCCGGCGTCTCCGGCACATCGTCGGGATCGGTGAGGCCTGAGGTGGGCTCCGCGAGCCATGCGGCCATCTCGTCGTCGGAGAAGCCCACGAGCGAAAGATCGAAGCCGGCGGCACCGAGTTCTCCCAGCTCCAGCCTCAGAGTTTCCGCGTCCCATCCCGCGTTGAGGGCGAGCTGGTTGTCGGCGATGGCGAGCGCGCGCTTCTGATCGGCGCTGAGGCCGGCGAGCGTGATGGTGGGAACTTCGGCCATGCCGTGCTGCTTGGCGGCCTCGAGGCGGCCGTGGCCGGCGATGATGGCGTTGTGCTCGTCGACCAGGATCGGGTTGGTCCAGCCGAACGCCTCGATGGAGCGGCCGATCTGTTGCACCTGCGCGGCGCTGTGGGTGCGCGCGTTGCGTGCTGCGGGCCGCACCGAGGCGATGGAGCGATAAGTGATGGCGAGCTGGTTCATGGGTTTATTGACTAAGGATTCTCACCCCATGAAACGCCCGTCACCACCTATGAGTGCGCGTGCTGGGAACGGCGCACTTTGCGGCGCGGCTGGAGCGTGAGTGGGCGCACTTTTCAGCTGCTCGCGGAGGCTGCGTTCCTCGGCGAGGGCGCGGTGCGCGGTTTCCATCCATGCGTCGCGGGCGAGGGCGAGGTTGCGGACCTGCTGGCGGAGGACGGCGATCTGCTGGTCGCGGATCAGGAGGCGGTCGGCGTCGGTCATGTGCACTCCAGTGCCCTGTTCGTTACGCTTTCGCCAAACAGCCGCTGGAGCAGGCGCAGGCGGCTTCCTGCGTCCAGCCCGGCCAGACCATGCCAGACGGGCCGCCACCCGGCTCCTGGGGCAACGTAGGGCGCTTCTCCGGGGTCATCGACGATGCCTCGGGCGGAGGTGCGGGCGAGGAGTTCGGTGATGGCGTAGTCCGGGAGGGGTGTTGGCGTGGCGGGCGCGTGGCAGATGAGGCCGCCGACGCCGCGGGCTGCCTTGATGCGTCCCCAGTCGTCGCGGCTGGCATCGAAGCGGCAGAGCACGTAGCGCGACCAGAGCGGGACGACGAGCGTGTGGCGGCAGAGTGTGCGCTCGAGGAACAGGGGCAGGAAGCTCTCGAAGCCGGCGGCGCGGATGGCTTCGTCGGCGATGCGTTCGCGCTGGACCTCGGTCCAGGCGCAGTGCCAGCGAATGCCGCGGCACGAGACTCCGCGCTGAGCGAGGCTGCGCGACGGCTCGTGCTGACCCCGATCTAACCGGGTGTCCGGTTTTGGGTCAAGCGTTGCGTGGCTCATGCGGCCTTCCTTCTGTGCCGGCGGCGTTCGTTGGCGCGGAACTCGTCCGGTCGGGTCGCAAGCTGGTTGATGCGCCACTGCCTGGCCTTGGCGGCGTGGCAGATGCAGCAGCGGCGGTAGGTATTGCCATTACCGCCGATCTGGATGGTGTAGCTGCTGCCATCGACGTATGGGTGGCCTTTGGAGCAGGCGTCTCGGAGGAGGCGGTCGGTCACGGTGCGCTCCACTCGGTCGGGAGGCTGGCGGCGTAGCCGTGATGCGCGGTGAGCACGGCCTCGGCGAACCAGCAGCAGGCCGCCTCGACGAGGTCGGGGTGTTCACCGCGGAGGCGGACGCTGAACACCGTGGCGAGGACGGCGAAGGCGTCGCGGTTGGAGATGTCGCGCTGCTCGAGGAGCTGGCCGACGGCCATGGCGATGTCGGCGATGCGGTCGGGGTCGGTCATCGGGCTGCGCCATTTGCGCCATAACGCTGCGCCATAAACCGCCTCAGGATGGGGGATGCTGCGCCATAAACTCGCCGCTTTAGCGGCGTTATGGCGCAAAGCCATCCCCGGCGGACCTTTCCCGCGCCATAACCGCGCCATAACCGCGCCATAACAGAATCACCCATATCGGCCCCCCGGACGCTTGGCGTTGTTGACGCGGAGGCCGATGACATCCTTGCGGTTGGCATCCTTGTAGGTCTCCTGGGCGAGCAGGCCGGAGCCGAGCCAGGTCTTGATGACGTTGGCGGCCTGGGCTTCGGTGAGGCGGAACATCTCGACCAGCACGGCGCCGGCCCATCGCTCGCCGCCGCCGCGTCGGCTGTGGGTGTAGCGACCGCCACCTGGGATGCCGGCATCGATCCGGTCGAGGGCGAGGTTGCAATCCGGGGCGGGCATGCTGTCCCAGACCGACGGCGGTTCCCACGCCTCGATGACGACCACCTGATCGCCGTGCGGATAGATCGCATCGGCGTTGTCGAGCGTGACGTGGCCGAGATGGAACCAACTGGCTTTGGGTGCGCGCGGCGCGAGATTGGCCTTGGCATCGTCGAGCCTCGCGTATTGCAGTCGGTCGTCGGGGGGCACGCCGAGGGCATTGGCGTCCTCCTCCGTCATGGTGGAGAGCAGCAGACCGACCCTGGCGCTGTCGGTGAGGGCTTTGGCGCCGCGTGCGGCCTCGATGCTGTCCACCATGCCCTTGCGGACGTGATGGGCGAGCAGGACCGCGCAATCGCCATACCGCGCCACGCGGCGCCAGGCTGCGGCGGCCTGTATCATCTGAGGGTTAGAGTTCTCTTCTAACGTGTGGCTTTCAGCGAAGGGATCGACGGCGAGAACGCCGATCTTCTCGTCTTTCACCCGCTCGATGATGGCTTTTTCGTCGGGATGCACGACCGAAAAACCGTCGTCACCATTGGCTGCGATCCGCACCGCGCGATCGGACGGCGAGACGAAGAACCGGCCGGCGATGTCGGCGTTGGTGATGCCGTAGCGCATGGCGAGTGCGGTGACGCGGCGGTCGACCTCTTCCTGGGGATCTTCGAGGTTGAGCAGCGCGGTGTTGCATTGGAGATGGATGCGGGTTTTCAGGAACGAGCGGTTGATGGCAAGTTCCATGCACATCGCCAGGATAAGGCTGGATTTTCCTGTGCCGCCCGGAGCGATCAGCAGGGTGACGAAGCCGCGGATGAGCTGGGTGCCGTAGAGCCATTGGCGGTGCGGGATCTGTGACGGATCGAGGATGCGCAGCGGCTGCAGGCCGAACGGCTCGGGAGGCGTCGCTTCCGCTTCTTCCTCGCGGTCGTAGACCACGCGCGGCCGGTAGCCGCCCGCCTCATAGCTTCGCCTTGTGTGGTCAACCATGGGGGCGACCTCCCCGTGGTGCTGGTGGTAACGCGAACCACACCTCAGTCCTGACGATTTCCGAGACCTTGGCTTCGGCAAGCGGGAAGCCGGCACTGCCGTTGAGGCCGTGAGCTTCTGCCATCAGGGAACCCCATGGCTTGCGTTCAGCGATCATTGGCCGGAGCAGGTGCTTGATGCGCGCGGTCGCGATCTCGCGCCGGTTGCGGTCATCGTCCAGCATCGACGCGGCAAGTTTTTTGCAACTGGCGTCTGTTATGCCGCTTTTCTCGCACAGCGCGGCAATGTGCCAGGCGAGTTCCCGCGCGGCCTCGGGCTCGGAGAAGATGCCGGCGGCGACCAGGGCGTCGAGGCGGTGCGCCTCGTCCGCAGCCCAGTTCCGCAGCGTGGCCGTATAGGCCCGCTCGGCGGTGACCAGCACGATGGGTCCGAGGGACCGGACGGTCATGCGCGGGACTGACATGCGTAGGGGTACGGCCATGGCACAGCTCCACCGGTTGACGGCTGGAGGGCTTTCGGCGATACCTGGATCGTTGGTTCCTGGTGCCGCTTGGCCGCCCTCCGGCCGAAGCATTCAGTTTCAGACGGCCTCGGTGTTTCCGCACCGGGGCCGTTTCCATATGCGGCCTGTTCCGTAACCGAGTCCAGCGCCCGTCCGCTCAATGCAGCCTCCCCCGCGGGAGCCGCAGCGCGTGCTCGCGCAGTGACGCGGCCATGACCGTGAGGCAATCGCGGTCGGTGGGAGCGACCGCCCACATCGCCGCCACCACGTCCTCCACCACGGCGGCCAGCTCCAGCGCGTGCTCGCGCTTCAGCCCGATCCCGGCGATCGGCTCGCCGTCCAGCTCGACGACGAGCCCGACCAGCGGCAGGCTCGGGTCGAGACGGTGGCGCCCGACGCCGACCGCTAGCTTGGCGCCGGCCGGGGCATGGAGGTACGCCGCGAGGAACGCCATCACGTCGCCGCCGCGGCCGAGGTTGCGCTGGGTCATGCGGCCGCCCCGCGCAAACGCCTGTCCACCTCTTCCGCCATCGCGTAGCCCTCGGCTACGGCGTCCCAGCTCTCCTCTCGCATCGCTGCGTCCAGCGCTGACATGACGGTGCGCACCTGGAGATACACCGGACCACTGCCAGGCGCCGCGAAGCCTGCGCCCCGGTCGATCTCGTCGCGCTCGCGGTTGGTGCGCCGTGCCTTTGCGACCAACGCCGCCACCTCTTGCTGGGTCATTCGCGGATATCCAAAATGTCCGCGACGGTCATCTCAGGGTGGTCGTACCAATCCGGGTGATCGTCCACGATGTCCTGCAGCAGCTTGGCAACCGCCGTCGCCTCGTGGGCTTTCTTCCGCTTCAGCGCGATCACATCGAGCACCTCATACAGCGTCATGCGGACCAGCATCTTGCGCTCGGCGGTCTCGCCTTCATCCCAGGCCGCGTAGACCTTCAGCCACCGGAAATCGAAGTCGTCATCGACGATGTCGGCAAAGTCGCCCTGAGTGTTGCCACCCGCACCCGTGACCCACGCCGCCGCGCGCTTCCGCTTCTGATCATCCTCCGTGGTGTCCGATTTGTAGTTCTTGAACGTGGTCCCGGCGCCGACCCGCATCAGCGACCGCACATGCGGCTTCGGCTGACCAGCCTCTTGGCACGCCGGGCAGCGGCAGCGGCATTCGCAGACACCCGCCGCCACATAGCGATGGACCAGGAGCGATGCTGCCTCGGCGGTTTGGTAGCCGCCGCCGTCGGGGTCTAATTCGTTGACGATGTCACGCACGTCGTCTTTCAGCTTGCTCACTGACGAATCTCCCGTGCAATTCGTTGATCCATTCGTGGGCTGCCTCGAGCTGGGGCCCGAACACATGGTCGAAGCCGGTGAAGCGACCTTCGAACAGCGCATCCACCGACACCTGTTCGTTGACCAGGCGCAGCGCGGCTAAAGCTGCTGACCAGTTCTGAGCTGGCGGTGCGGCTAACTCGCGCAGCTTCGCTTTCGCTGCGTCGGAGAGGAATGGCGATGGGGCTTGTCCAGTCTCAGCACTGTGCTGTTTCTGGACAACATCCGTCACAGTCTGCGGTGATTTAAGCCCAAGCACCTCTGCGACCTGCCGATGCGTCTTGCCCTCGTCCTTCAGTCGGATAATCTCAGCGTCGCGCGTAGCCCTGGCGGCGTTACGCGCCTTCGCTGTCAGCTTCTCTGCCCAACTACCGGAGCACCGAAGCAATGCCGCCACCGCCTCGACATCACACGGATCGACCAACTCATTGCGGCACGCAGTTTCATACGCCCTGCTGTAATCCCCAGACGCGCGCTGCAAGCCATGTGAGGCATTCGCCGACAAAGACCATAACAACGCATCGCGCCGCGACCCGACCCGAACGTCGGTAGCGATAAACTCGTTCTCCAGAACCTTGTTCGCGTGCCAACGATGAAATCCATCAGCCAGCCATAACGTCTGGTCGTCGCGAAAAACCACGACCGGCGGAAACGTTGTACCATCGACCAGGAGCTGTACGTAGTTTTCCAGCACCGAGCGGTCGATTTCCGCACGCGGCTGTAATTCCGCGTCTAACGTGATTGCGTCTAGCGGTGTCATAAATGCACCCTCCTGGCCCGCGGCACGCCCCACGCATCGAGCAATTTCAGCACGTCCAGCTCATCGCGTGCGACGCCGAACGCGCACTGTGCGCGCTGCAACGAGACCGACATCTCGCGCTGCGGCACCGACAGCACGCCGGTATCGGATTTAAGTTCGATCCAGAATGCGCGGCCGCGATGCAGGACACAGAGATCCGGCACGCCAGCGCAGATTCCGCGCGCGATGCGCGTGCCCGGGATGCCGGCGAAGTTCGCCTGATCGATGCTGAACCAGCACACGCCATCGGCCGACACGTGCCCCTCGCGGCACAGCTCGAGGCGTAGCACGGCGGCGATGCGGCGCTGCATCGCGTGCTCGGACGGCGCCTGCGTGGTCAGCTTCAGCGGCACCGCCCGGCGGGACCGTCGCACGGGTGCGCTCGCGCTCACTGAGACCGGCCCCCGAGCAGGGCGATGGACCAGTCGAGGAAATCGCGCCGCGATGGCTCCTGGCCGCAGTAGCGCGCGAGCCGTTCGGGGTTGTGGCGGACGCTCTCGAACAGCCGCAGCATCTGCGCCGCTTGCCACTCCGGCGACGCCTCGCCGACCGGCGCCGCCATCTTCGGCACGGCCTCCGTCGGAAACAGCAGGAGTTGCACGGGTGCGCTCGCGCTCACGACGCTGCCTCCGCAGCGGCAGCCGCTTCCGCTCGCGCGCGCCCTTCGCGATACGCCGCCACGAGCTGGGGAACCGCCGCGCAGAGGGCGCACAGCACGGCGGTCGCGTGCTCCGGCGGGGCGGTGGCGAGCACGCGCTCGCAGATTCCGCAGGTGCGCTCGCTCATGGCCACCCCCCCCGATAGAGCGGCGTCCTGGGCGCCTCGCGCCTGGCGGCGGCGATCTCGGCCGCAAGCTGTGCCTGCGCGAGTGCCAGCGCCTGCTCGCCGTCGTAGACGCTCGAACGCGGCCCGACCTGCTCGCCGGCGGCTGGCGGCAGCCACGCGCGCCCGGTGATCAGATGACGGCCAAGCACACTGAGCTGGCGAGCGACCGCCGCCGCGGTGCGGCCCTCCAGGCGGTCGGCGATCTCGGGGAAGCCGAGGCCGTCGCGCTGGCGCAGCACGACCGCATAGGCGAGCTCGTGCTCGGTCCAGGCCCGGGGCCGGGCGCGCGGGCCGCTCACGCCGCCACCTCGCGGACGAAGGCCTCGCGCCAGCAGCGGGCGCACCACCGCCGCTCGAGCGCGCCGCGCGCCACCAGGATGCCGCCGGGCGCCTGCTCGGGCTCCGAGCCGGGCGCGACGGCAATCACCTGTTCGCTACCGCAGCGCGAGCATGATGGGGATTGCACACTGTTGTTAGCGGTGGGAGTCTTCCCAGAGACGGAGGCGGTATCGACCCCGCCCCCGCCCTTTACTCCCACCGGGATACGACCCCGATGACCAAGAGAATTTACGCCCGATTGACGGTCGGCGCAGTCACGCAGTTGCGAGGCTTGGTTTGGCCATGCCTGGCGCGCTCTGCGGCCCATCATTTCCCCCTTGATCGGTCCCCGGCAACAAAATGCCGGCCCCAGGGTCGTGCCCCGGGCACCGGCGACAGGCGGTCAGAGTCTGGTGGGCGAGGCAGTCTGGGCGGTGGTGTTCACGGCCGCTATGCCGCTTCGGCTGAGGCGAAGAAGTCGTTGGGCGTCACTTTGCCCCCGGTCGCAGCGGCGATCCTGGCCATGACCTCCCGCTTCGGGATGCGCTCCCCGTTCAGATACCGATGAACGGATTGGACGCTCACGCCGATGGCCCCGGCGAAATCCGTGACGGTGATATCTCGGAGGCAAAGGTATTGCCGCAACTCCATGCAGGAAAGCTAACCGGAATGGTGAGCTACTGTCCAGCCACAGGTTCACCGGACTGGCGCTATGCCGAATCCGCGCAATGGCGACCATCCGGCATGGCCAACCGGATCAAGGAGCTACGCGAAGCGCGCAAGATTACGTTGCAGCAAATTGCCGATGCCGCCGGCACGACACTTCAGCAAATCCAGCGGCTGGAAAACGGCAAGCGTCGGCTGACGGATGAATGGATGCGTCGGATTGCACCGGTGCTAGGCGTGCATCCTGCGGCTCTCCTGCTTGAGTTCTCGGAGGGCCATCACAGTCTGCAAGAGAGCGTCGACGAGGTCCTCCTGCTCGAGGCCTGGCGCATCAGCGACGCGGCTAAGAAGTGGCAGGTCATCGATGTCCTGTTTCCCGGCCAGCGGCGCATTCCCCACAACCAGAAAAAGCTGAAGGCTTAGCTGGGCCCGATCGGCCCGCTCGCGGGCCCTCATAGCCGTTGCCCTTGATTGGTTAATAGCCAATCTGGTGAGAATGGCTCTGGACAGCGGCTAACCAATATGGTGAATTGTCCTCCGTCATCTGGCGCGAGGCTCCCATGGGCAGCAACGGCACGGTTCGGCACGTGCTCCTCCCCTGTTTGGATTTCAGTGGATGCGTCGTCGGCGGAGGCGCCGATAGCCGCCCGCCCCCCGATAATCGATGCGAATCGGCGGACGAATCCGGGCCTTCGTCAATCCCTGGTCCGTCGCGGAATTGCAGCAATTTTGCCACGCTCGCCGACTGTCACGACGAATTAACGCTCGCAGCCGCCGCGATGCGCTGCGATGCGTGCGGCGGAAGTGGTGCCCATGCCCACTTCTTCCCGAAAGGCTGCAGCATTTGCGGCGGTTCCGGCGTGGCGATGCGGCCATGAACGTGCAGCGCGACCTGCTCCGCGAGATCGATCCGCCGCACCAGAGCCGCAGCGTGCCAGAGGACAACAAGTTCCACGCAGGCAACGGCGACGATGGCCGGCACTACTGGCTGACGCCGCCCGATCTCTACGCGTCCCTGCACGCCGAATATCAGTTCACGTTCGACCCGTGCCCATGGCCGTTGCCTGCCGGGTTCGACGGCCTGACCTGCGATTGGGGAAGTTCGTCGTACGTCAATCCGCCGTTCGGCTCGATCATGCACGAGGGCCGGAAGAAGGGGCCGACCGCCTGGGTGCGCAAGGCAATCGCTGAATACCGCAAGGGTAAGCGCGTCGTCCTAGTCTACCCGGTCGATAAGTGGGTTCTGATGCTGCTGCAAGCTGGCGCCCAGGTGCGCAACCTCGGTGATGTACGCTGGCTTGCCACCGAGGACGGCACCGCCGGAAGCGGCACCGGGCGGCATGTCGCCTGCTTCGTGCTGGAGCCAGCGCCATGAGCGTCTGGTCCGACACGCGCCTCTGCGCCGTCAACGACATCTCCCTCTGGCACCACGTCTGGCAGCGCGAGAGCGGCCCCGACCGTGTTGCCGCCCGGGCCGAACTGCGCCGGGCAATCGCCTATTTCCGCACCTATTTCCTCGCCCCCGAGCGGGCCGCGTTCGATGCCGCGGTCGCGCGCACACACAGGAGAGCCGCCGCATGAGCACCGAGGAACTTGCCACGCTGGCGCAAACCACAATCGACAAGCTGCGCGCGGATATCGCCGAGACCGAGCGCGACATCGCGTTTCAGGAGATGCGCCGGGAGATACTCCTCGACACGCTGCAGATGCTCACCGGCGCGCCTGTCGATGCCCGCACCCGCGCGCCGCGCAAGCGCCGCACCGCACAGCCGGAGAGCGCGACATCGGTGGCCGACCAGGACCGCACAGCAGCCGATCTGCTGGGAGCAGCGGCGTGAAGCAGCCAGGCGCCTTCGCTGTCTCCAATGCGATGACGGCGCTGCAGCAGGCCAAGGAGCGGCTGCTGGCGCTCGATCCCTCGATCATCGACGACGAGAAGTTGCTGCTCGACTCAATCGAAAGCGAGGCCGAGGGCGATCCGTTCGCGGTGATCGACCGCTTGGTTGCCATCGCGCTCGAGGCCGAGGACATGGCCGAACTCGCCAACGTCCGCGCCACCGAACTCGCCGAGCGCAAGGCGCGGTTTACCCGCAGGAACGAACGCTTGCGTGGCGTAGTGCTCGACATGCTCGAAGCGTTGGGCGTTAGCCGGCTCGAACGCGTGCAATACACGGCGAGCATCGGCAACGCGCCGGCGAAGGTGCTGGTCGCCGAGGACGCGGCGCTGCCCGACGAATATGTCCGCATCACCCGCGCACCCAACAAGACCGCGATCGGTGACGCACTGAAGGCGGGCACGGTTATCGAGGGCGCGGTGATGTCGAACCCCGGCCCGCGCCTCACACTTAAGACTCGCTAGGAGTTGAGACCATGAATGCCATAGTTCCAGTCAGCAGCACCACAATGCCGCTACGCTACGAGGACATCGAACGGCTTGCCGCAAGCGTCGCCAAGAGCGGGCTGTTTGGTATGAAAACCACCGACCAAGCGGTGGCGCTTATGATGATAGCTGCTGCGGAGGGTAGGCATCCGGCGCTAGCGGCCCGTGATTACGATATTATTGGTGGGCGTCCTGCAAAAAAGTCGGAGGCGATGCTGCGCGATTTCCTTGAGGGAGGCGGTAAGGTGGTGTGGAACGATCTATCCGACACCAACGCCGACGCCACATTCAGCCACCCGCAGGGCGGTACAGTTCGCATTTCCTGGAACATGGAGCGGGCAAGGATTGCCGGGCTGGTGGGCAAGGACAACTACAAGAAATTCCCACGCCAGATGCTGCGCAGCCGGACGGTCTCGGAGGGTGTGCGGACGGTCTGGCCGATGGCCACGAGCGGCTTTCACGTCCCGGAAGAAGTCACCGAGTTCACCGGCCCGACGCTCGAGGCCAAGCCGGAGCCCGAGCAGTCGCACCGCTCGGCCCCGCTGGCAGAGTCCACACCGCCGCCGACCACGAACGGCAACGGCCCGCGCCCCTACGAGAGCGTGGTCTGGCTCGACAATCTCGGCAAGAAATTGGCCACCTCGAGCCGCGACGAGGTGGTGAAGATCGGCGGCCTTGCCTCCGTCACCGAGGCGTTGCGCGACGCGCCGGAGCGGGTGCGCCAGGCGGTGACCGACCTGCTGGCCGACGCCTACGAGCGGTGTGAGCGCGAGGAGGCGGAACTGGAGGGCGAAGTATCGGCGGCCGAGGAGATGGGCGAGCCGACCCCAGCGAACGACGAGGACGCGCGCGCCGACCTGCTGCTGGCCGAGATCGAGATCGCCCGCGATGCAAAGATGGTGCAGACCATCATGACCCGCATGACGACGGCCGCACTGACCGATCGCTGGCACCGCGACGGCCGGGCGGACCTGGTGGAGCGTGTGTCCGGCGCCGCCGAGGCCAAGGCGGCCGAGTTGCGGCTCGGGGCGTGATGCGGGCGATCAACCTGCAGGCGGAGTTACGACGCCTGCCCGGTCTGACGGATCGCACGCCTGACACCGCAGCCGATACCCTCGAAGGCACCGCGTTCGGCCCGACGTTCCCCTACCGCGACGGCTTTGTCTCCACGGTAAAATTCACCGGGCGCAGTTCATGGGAGCGCCACGCCGGCGAGGAGATCGTGCTGGTCGCGGAAGGTGACGGCCACCTGCTGATGATCGACGGCGACGGCTTCGTCGCACCGCGGGAACTGAGCACGAACCTGCTGGTGATCATCCCGGCGCATTGCTGGCACCAGATCGCGTCTGAAACCGGGATCAGTCTGGTGACCGTCAGCCCGCAGCCGACCGACCATCAGGCCGAGCGGCCATGATGTGCTACGCCAGCCGCACCGGAACACGCAGCAACCTGGCCGCGCTGCGTGCCTCCGGATGGGGTCTGCTGGTGTCGCGTGCGGGCGAATGGCGGAGCGAGGGCTTCGAGCACTACTGCCTCGATAATGGAGCCTGGGCTGATTTCCAGGCCGGGCGCAGCTTCGACGGCGACGCCTTCGAGCGGCTGATAGACCGCCTCGGCGCGGGCGCCGACTGGATTGTGCTGCCGGATATTGTGGCGGGCGGCATCGCCAGCCTGGAGTTGTCGCTGCGATGGAGCAACCGCTGCCTGTCGGCCTGCCCGATGGTGTTGATCGCGGTACAGGACGGGATGACCGAGGCCGACCTCGAGCACCTTGTCGGCCGCAATGTTGGCATCTTCCTCGGGGGCAGTACCGCGTGGAAGTTGGACACCATGGCCCGCTGGGGCAGGTTCTGTGCGCGCCGCGGGGTCTATTACCATGTGGCGCGTGTGAATACCGAACGGCGGATGTGGATGGCGATTGCTGCCGGCGCGGATAGCGTCGACGGTTCCAGCGCCAGCCGTTACGCCGTGACGCTGCCGCTGCTCACGCGGGCAGCAAAGCAAACGGACCTGTTCAGAGGAGGCTCTTATGGTGGCATCACGATATAAATCTGGCGGCTTGGAGGAGCGGTTTATTATTCGGAGGCTGGACGGCGCCCCTATTCCAGAGGACCGCAGATACTCCCTGGTACTAGACTTCTCTGGCGCCGATCCGCACGCACTTGTAGCCGCCCATGCATATGCCGCCAGCGTGCGCGCAGAAAACCCGCAACTCGCCGACGATATCGTGCATGCGCTAACTCACCCTAATACGGCTCCCAAACAGTGGAGACCTTAAAGGGGCTCGGCTGCATCGCGGGTCTGTTCGCCTTCGCCGCGTTCGGGCACCTCTTTGTGGGAGCCGCGATCCTTTGGTTCCTCGTCCTGGGGCTGTGCTTAACGCCGCTCTTTGTGGTCGAGCTGGCGCGGTCCATGTGGGCGCGCTTCGTCGTGTATAGCGACGCCCAGTACGAGGTGCAGCGGCAGCGGGAGATCCGCCGCGCCCGGGGCGGCTACTAGGCCAAGCGGCTAGCTGTCGCGCTGGCCAACCAAGCTAAAGGAACATCAGCATGAGCGACGACAAGACGACGGCTATGAAGCTGTCTGACTACCCGCTGACGCAATGGCAGCCGCACAAGCCTGCAACATGGCCATGGCGGATAGGAAAGCTGCGCCAACCGACGCGGCTACGCATCTGGAATGGTCATGGCGCTGATCCTGAATTCACTGAGCGATGGTTGCCTGCTGGAGCGTATGTGAAGATCGTCATGGTGTCTCGCTTCGGTGACGTGGGCATAACCGATGATCTAGATGCGGAGCATAGTTATCACTCGCGCATCGACTTGGAGATGTTGGAGCCTGTGAATGTCTGACTCCACCCCTCACCAAACCACGATCGGCCGCATCATTCGCGGCCTGGGCATATTGCCAGGGTATGGTCCGCATCCCGGCATTCCGATGGTAATCTTTCTTGTTGTGATGGGTGCCCTAGCTGCATCAATGCGTGGCGGACTACTGGGGGCGATAGTCGGGGCAGTTGGCATGGCATCGTGGTCAGTGCCGTTGCTCTTGGCTGGAGCCTACAGCCGGGCGAAGGAGTGTGAAAATCATGGCCGATGAAACCCAGACCACCGCTTCATCTCCCGGCGAAGATCGGCCAGCGACTTTCATAGGAGCTTGGCACGACCAGGAGATTGACGCAGGGCGGCGTGTTCCAGACTTCTGGGACGACTGCAACACGAACGCGAAGCTAGCCGCCTACCTATGGAAAGTCGGTTACAGGAAAATCTGAATCATGACCGAGAAAACGACCGACCGCTTCTGGGACGATAGTGGCAAACCCGTCAGGCAGACGTGGTGCCCGGACGCGGCTCGCTACGATCGTGGGAAGTGTGGATGGCCGCAATGCGGGTGCCCAGATAATGGTCCTACCGATGCGGATGTGAAATCCCAAACTACCGAACTCCACCGGGCTGTGATAATGCTTAATCGAGCGATCGATGACTATTGGAACGACCATGTTCGCGGTCTCGGTCTAACAGGTATGGGCGAACACCACATGCTCCGTATTACCAACGCCCAGCGCCGTTGCAGAGAAGCCCTTGAGGCAGAAGGCGTGGAAGGTCTGACCAATGCAGAATGAAACGACCGCAGCATGGAGGTTTATCGAATCCGCCCCCAAGGATGGCACGCCAATCATAGGAGCGATCTTACAGAACCTATCCAGGGACAAGGACCGGCCCGACCTGGAAAGGTGGGATGGCATCCAAATTATTATGCGTCACCCTGGACTCGCGCCAGACGGCTTCGACGTGGGTTGGAACATGGCGGCGCCAGTTGGTCATGGTGGCTTCCCCGATGAGTGGTTTGCCGGATGGCGTCCACTGACGAAGCATCCGCAGGAGTGGGCGTAATGGAAGATCAGCCGCGCGATTCCCATACGACCAGATGCGCTCACCCAACCCAGGGCTTGATCCGCTGGGTGCCCAACGTCGTCAGCCGCGATCCGTCGGGCACGGCGAACGCGCTATCCACCAGGTCGTGGTAGCCGTTCCCCATCGCCCAGAACACCGCACCGCACCTGTTCGCCTGTTCCGCGCTGATCACCGCGTCGATCACCGTGTTGCCCTGCGGCGCGAGGCTGTAGCCGTCGCCGGCGTCGTTGCCGAATTCATCGACGCAGGACCACAAGCCGAGCTGGTTCTTGTTGTTGTCGATCCAACTCGTGACCTTGCCCGCGGCGTAGTTCGGATCGGTCCCGTAGTAGTAAATGTGCGGCGTGCAGAATAGCTGGTGCGTGCCGCAGGCCTGCACGACGGTCGCCAGATTGCCGCCATCGTAGCCGCCGACCGGCTGGATGCCGATCGGGCCGGGGAAGCCGGCATTGCGGATCGCGTTGATGATCGCGATCTGGTTCTGCGCTGTCGTCGCAGCGTTGGCGGACGGCTCGTTCGGCGTCTCGAGGAACACGTAGGGGTTGGTCTTGTAGATGGTGGCCATATGCGCATACCAATCGGTCCGGCTTTGGTTGCCGCTGTGATCCTCGATCATGACGACGACGCCTTTGGCGCCATACATCTTGACGATCTTGTCGATGTCGGCGTCCGTATCCCAATAGCCGTTGGCGTAATTCCCGCAATTCAATCTGAGGGCGGTGGATCGGCCGAACTGCGACAGCAGCGTGAGCCCGCACGCGGAGCAGTCCTGCGGCGAGCCGTTGAGGCCGCGCATGTGCCAGGGCTTGCCGTTCGGATCGAGGAAGCCGCCGCTCGCCGTCACCGTGTAGTAGCCCCCGGTCACCGGCGGCGCGGGCGTCGGCGGATAGACCAGATTGGGCGGCGCGTTGGGTTGCCGGATCCACGACGAGCCCGAGCCGGAATAGGTGTACCACGTGCCGCTGGCGTGGTCCTGGCCCCAGATTTGGCTGTCGACGTAGGCGGTCTGCGCGGAGCCGTCGCCGCCTGGCACATCGACGCCGTTGCTCTGGATGTGCCCGGCCGATGTGATCGTCAGCGTCTTGCCGTCGTGCATCAGAATCGACCCGCCCGAGGTCGTGGTGAGCGCGTTGACATCGCTGCTCGGCGCGGGCACGGCGACGACGAAGGCGTTGCTCTTTCCGATCACGGTCGGATTGGCGGCGTCGCGCACGCTGATCTGCATCGCCGACGACGCCGTAGCGATCGCCGGGTGCGGGAAGGTGAACGTCGTCGCCGTGACGCCGCTCGCCGGCACCGCGGTCCAGGCGCCGGTGGCGCCGTCCTGATACTCGAGCGTCGGCACCGCGCTGACGTAGCCGCTGATTGTGCCGGAGACCGCGAAGGCGACGCCCACGGTCTGCTGGCCGATGCTGGTGACGGTGATGGTGTGAGCGACCGGGGGCGGTGCAGCGGCTTCCATCGCCGCCACGGTCGTCGCGAGCGTGTTGAGCTGCGCGGCGTTGGCAGCGGCCTGCGAGGTGAGCAAGTTTGCCAAGGTCCGCATGGCATCGGCGGTCGGCGTCGGCGCCGCCGCGGCATACTCCGCATCGAGCTCGGCCTCGAGCTCGGCGCGGATTTCCGCCTCGAGCCGCGCGCGTTCGTGCCGCCATGGCGTGGTCCAGTTGGTCAGCAGCAGCGGCGGCGGCTCGGACTCGGACGATGGCTCCTGATAGGCGTCGCCGTCGAGGTTTTGATCGTCGGACATGGTATCTCCTGGTGGGGTTATTTCGGTGGCGCGTTGGCGGGGGGTGTGGCGCAGGCCGGGCAGTAGCCCTGCAGCATCGCGGCAGTGATCTGCGCTCTCTGTTCAAAGACGATGTAACTGAGGACGCCGACGACAATCAGCAGCGCGAGCGCGCAGGCCTTCAGCGGCGTGTTGGCGTAGCCGAGCAGCGTGTTGATGAGTTCCCGCGGCATGTCATGCCTCCACGGCTGGCGGCGGCTCCGGCCAGGTCTGCGCCGCCTGGGCGGGCAGTCGCGCCAGCCGGCGGCTCCAGCCGAGGCCGAACGTCGTCCAGGTGGAGAGCCCAGCCATGAAGAAGATGCGCTGCGCATGCGCCTCGATCGCCAGCTCGGTGCCGGTCGGATCGCGCGCGATCGCCGCGGCCAGCGCCTGGCGCGTCACCGGGCCGATGATGCCGTCGACGCCGACGCCGAGGCCCCACTGCAGGAACCGCACCGCGCGGCTGACGCCGTTGTTGACGGCGGCATCGAACATCACCAGCGCCAGCCGCCCGGGCATTTCGCCGCACAGCGCGCGGTCGAAGTAGTCGCGCTTGTAGATTTCCCGAGCCTCGTCCAGCGTCAGCTCGGCGATGTTGAGGCCGGGATAGCTCGCGGCGGAGATCCCGTATTTCGTGCCGCGCAGCACGCCGGCCCCGACCGACCCGCCGGTCCAGTTGCCGGGGTCTGACCGGTTATCGGTGAACCCGCCCTCGTGCCCGATCAGGATTTCAAAGATGCGGGGATAATCGTCGGGCATCATGGCTTGACCCTTTCGACGCAAGCCGTGAGCAGCGGCACGATCACGCGCTCGCGCGCCTCGCTCTGGCGGGTTTCCAACTGCACGCGGGCGGCGTCCTCGCGCGCGAGGAACACCAGGAGCCCGATGATGAAGATCGTGTTGAGCAGTACAAGGATCAGGAACTGCGCGGGCAGCGCCGTGAGCAGCCGATCGCCGACCGCGACCGCGGCACCCCACATGCCGGAGGGCTTGTCCTCGCTCATCGCGGCACTGGCGGCGGTGCCGGATAGACCCCGTGCGGAAACGCTTCCAAGGGGATCGTCTTGGAGCACGCCTCAAGCATCGGCAGCAGCGCCCGCTCGCGCGAGGCGTTCTGTTGCGACAGCAGCCAGAATAATCCGCCGAGGAAACATACGTTCAGAAGCAGAACGAGCAGCATCTGCCCCGGCAGCGCGCGGATGATCCCGGTGGAGACGGTCGAGATCACGCCGTGCTGCTGATCGTCGGTCATCGCGAACCTCGCGTGAGAAATCAGGTGAAGCGGGCGAGCGCCAGGACGCCGATCACCAGCATTGCCCAGAACCCGGCGACGGCCGCGGCGAGGACCAGCATTGCCCAGACCGACATTCGTACACCTCGCGTGAGATCTCACCTTCAGCCGGGGCAGGTGCACCGCTGCCGCAGGTCGGCGGCGATCGCCCGGGACTGGTCCAGCTCGACCAGGCTGACCGCCCAGGCCGCCGCCAGGTGCCGGCACAGCGCCGCGGCCTGCGATGGTGCACCGGGCGGCGCGGCGGGTGCCGGGTCCACGTCAGCGGCGCAGGGCAGTAGCACCACGAGAGTCAACAGGGCGCGCATGGCGGGGAACCTGAGCGGGTGTGTCCGCAAATTCATCTTATCGGACGGAACTTTCGGGCGCCCCGAGCGTGTCCAGATCGGGACAGTTCTGCTTACCATGCCTTATGCGGAGGCGCCTTAATCGGGGCCGGCGTGCGTCACTGCCCCCGGATCACCGAGGGCGTGCAGCCCACGCAGACCCGCATCGGCTTGCGCGGGGCGTCCGGGCGGTGCTGCACGAGGCAGCCGCAGACGCCGCACCGGGCGCGCTGGTTGCCGGGCAGCAGCGGCGGGGATGTCCACTCGACGCAGACCAGCACGTCGGCCTGCTCGCCCTGCTCGGCGGTGACGATCTCGACCCGAGGTGTCCTGCCCATCGGCCCATGATCACCACAGAACGGGCCGGTAGAACAGCAGCAGCAGGATCAGCACGACCACCACCAGGCCGATGCCGCCCGCGCCGTAGGGGCCATACAGGCCGCCCCTGTAGCCGTACCAGCCGCCGCCGCCGAACAGCAGCAGCAGGATCAGGATGACCAGCAGCAGCGACATGGCGACCTCCTAAACACGTTGACAAGCCTGTGCGTGATGTGTATGTTGTGCGTCATGGAAGCTGCTTTTACCGAACGGCTGGTGACCCTGGTCAACAAGGACCAACTGGCGGCGATCGACGACTGGCGGTTCAAGAACCGCATTAACTCGCGCGGCGAAGCCATCCGTCAGCTGCTGGCGGTCGCCCTGACGGCCAACCGGCTCGGGCTGGTCCGCGACGGCGAGCTGCATATCAACCTGTCTCGCGCGGAGAGAACGCCATGAGCGACAACCCGATCCGGCTGGAGTTGCTCGGCGAGATGATCCGCCGGCTCCAGGCCGATGTGCGGACCCTGCGGGATGACGGTAAATCCCAGCGCAAGCTGTTCCTCGACAGCTTCGACGCTTTGAACGACCGGATGGCGGGCCTCGAGGCCCGGCTGGACAGCCGCATCGACCAGCTGGCCGATATCACCTTCGCCATCGCCGACAAACTCGGCGTTGAATACCGACGATGACCCCTTAGCGGACTGCCGCCGCGTTGTGAGCGCGACGACAGCCCTAACGCGGCGCCCACTCCAGGCCCAATCGGCACCGCGCTTTCCCCGGGCTAACACAAGGACACTGCTATGCGTATCTGGACCACTCTCGCCCTGCTCGCCGCGATCGTCGCCGGCCTTGGCGCATTGAGCGCCACGGCGTTCGCCCGCACCTGCACGACCAGCTGCTACGGCAACAGCTGCACCACGACCTGCTTCTAGTCGGAACGGGGCGGCGTCCGCGCCGCCCAACCCCGATGAGCGACGACAGAGAACGCCAGCTAAGGATTCAGCTGATGACCACACAAGCAGAGCGGCTCAGACAAGAGATCAAGATGGAGAACAGGAAGTTCCTCGTCCAACTCTTGCTTGCCAGCGCGGCCCTGCTGGCCGCAGGCGTGGCCATCGGCCGCTTCTGGCTGTTCCACACATAACGGACCTCGCCGGAGCCGCCTTCATGGGTGCCGTCGTCGGATTGCTGACGTTAATTCTGAGACATTAAGGGGCGTATTGTGACCACCACCGAGCGGCAGCGCATTGCCGCGATCCTTGGCATGCTCGGCAGCAGCCACGCTGGCGAACGCGACAACGCAGCACGCGCCGCCGAGGCGTTCCGCCGCAAGCATGGCCTGACGTGGGACGAACTGCTGCGGACGCCGACAGCGGCGACGGACGAATGGATGGCGCGTGCTGCGGAGGCCAGCCGCCGGGCGTCCGAGGCACAGACACCGAAGCCTCCCCCGCCACCGCCGAAGCCGGAACCTAAGCCGGAGTGGTCGGCCGAGGAGCAGAACGAATGGCTGAACCACTCTGAATGGGTGCTGCGGCAGAAGGTCGGAGACAAAAAGGTTGAGGCCGCCATCGCGTATTTCCAAGCTGCGACAGCCAGCGATCCGAGCCTGTCTCAGCGGCTCTACGAGCAAGCGGACCCGTATGGTTGGGTTCTGGCGCAAATGGAGGAAGCCCAGCGCCAGCAGTCACCGCGCCAAGCGACGGGGCCACAGCGGTGGTTCGATGATCCGTGGATGTTGGGCTGGACGCTGTCCATTACCGCCGCGACGTTCCTGATCCTCGCGTATTTCCACGTCTGAGCCGCCTTCGCCGGCGTCGCGCTAGGGCGCTGCACCCGTCCCCAGCCCGTTGCGCAGCTCCATCCCGCGCTTAAGGCGCTGGGTCATTGCCCGCTCCGAAAACAGGTGATTGATCAGCGTGCCGGCACCCACTCCGATCGCTGCACCGGCCCCGGGAATAGGTATCAGGACACTGCCCAGCGCGGCGCCGACCCCAGGCGCTGACGTTTGCATCGCCGTCCGACCGGCGGCTCGCATCGCGTCGCCTAAGTTCTGCGAGGTGGGCGAGCCCTTGGGCTGAGCCAGCCGATCTGCCGCCGCTGACCGGCGCATGCTGTCGCGGATGTTCCAGAGCTGGTCGAGCGTGTCCTGCGTCACGTGGGTGAACGGGTCGTAAGGATCATTGGCCTGGCGGGCATCGATAATGCGCCGCATCAGGTTCTGGACCGAATTGTAGTTCGGCTTGTTCTGGCTATCGAATAGCTTGAACCGCTCGGCGTTCAGCGCATCCATGGCGTCGATCTGCTGCGAGCGCGTGCGGTAGTCGTCCCGCAGCTGCGCTTTGTATCCCGGTGCCGCCGCCTCGATCTGATTGTCGATGGAATCGAGCACACCACCAAGCACGCCAGAGACGCGCGACAGGTTCGGATCGCTGGCATGGGCCGCGCCGGAGGTCAGGTGCTGCACATCCTGCCGGAAGCTCCACAGCTCGCGCGGGTCAACGATCTTCGGCGTGCCGTCGGCGTTCTGCAGCCGGTCTATCAGTGGTTTTACGTATTGCTGCAGCTGGGTGTTCTGCTTGTTCTTCGGATCGCTCAGCACATCCTGGATTGTCTGCACGACCGGCTGCACGTCGGCGTCGCCGGCGTTGGCGAACACCTTCGGCTCGGCCGCGACCATGGCGTCCTGTCTGGCTTTGGTGGCGGCCTGGATCTGCACCTGACCGGGCAGGGCGTTGTTGATGGCGTTGGCGCGCAGGGTGTTGTTGTGGGTTTCGTCCGCCGTCAGCGCGGCATCGAGTTCCGGTGTCTGCTGGCGCAGTGACTTCAACTCACGCGCGATCTGCACGTCCTGGCTGGCCTCGGCCTCGTTGAACTTCTCTCCGGGCAGGTATTGCGTGGTGTCGCGCACCCCAGGCTCCTGGGGTTCGAGCAGTTTGTTGCCCTCTGCCGTGGACCTGTAGGCGGCCTCCTCCTTCGGGGTTATTCCCAACTCAGCCCCAGGCGTGACCTGCGCGCCGGCAGCCCCGGCCTGTGGTTCCGGTGCCGCTCCGGGTTGCGACTGTGTCGGCGCCGCGGCGCCTGGCGGCGGTTGAGGTACCTCCGGCCGCGTCACTGGAATGCCGGTTGGCGATGTCTGGACATCAGTGGGAGCCGGGTGGAATGGCGTCGGGGTGCCAGGCTTCTGCGGCACCGGCTCAGTCGGCGGCGTAGCTATCACGCGCGCCGTAACATCGGGACCGAGCGGGCTCTGTTGGAAATCCGGCGGCAGCGGCGCCTCTCGGGCCGCCAGGCCGGGCGGGACAGGCTCGCTGCCAAACCGCAGATCGCCGGGCCGCAAGAGCGAGGTGCGCGGCGCGAACGGGTTCGGATTGCCTGCCGCGATACCAAGCATCGCCAGCGTAGCCTCCGGGCTAACTTTGCCCGCTAGCGGCGCATTCGGTCCGCCGACGCTGGTGGCCTGCCCGGTCCCTTCCAGCAGGTCGAGCAATGGATTGACGACCGTGCGAATCGGGCCCCAGTCCCACTTGATACCGGCGGAAGGATCGCCCTGACCCGGTGAGACCTCCTTCGTGGCGATCGGCAGGACGCTGCTAGTCACATACCCAGGTGGTGGCGCCATGGCCGAGCGCGCTTCGGCAATTGTCGGAAAATGACCTGACTGCGGTGGCGCGGCTTGCACGTTCGGAGCGATGACGGGCGGCGCCGTCGCCGACGGCTGCGTGCCCGGGATCGCCGCGGCTGGCACATAGTCACCGGAAGAACTGACGTACCCGCCGGACATATCCGGCACTTTCGGCTTGTCCTCCGGTGGCGCGAGAGCATAGCCGTGATCGCCCTGTCCGGAGCCTGCTGCGACAGGAGCCGCTTGCCAGGCCGGAGTATTACCGACGACCGGCGCAGATTCCCACGCCGCCACTAGGGCTTTCTCCGCGTCTGCCCGTCAGGCCCGACGAACAGCGCACCCGACGGTAAAGCATTGAAGTCGGCGTCAGACTTTACTGTGACAGGCGCAGCCGCCTGACTTCCCGGCTGCATGGAGATGCGGTTTCCGTTGCGATCCTGCACCACGGCGGATGGCGAGGCGCGCGAGACAATATCCAGCGCCCGCTTGTATTCGTCGTCTGACAACCCCTTGGACCACTGGCTCGCCGGTTGCCCGGAGATGGCGCCCATCGCCGCGGAATAAACTTCTGGATTGCGTTGCGCGTTCCAGTCGCGATCGAATCGATTCAGAGAATCATATTTATGCGTTGCCTGAAATTTCGTCTCATTGTCCGCGAAGTGCGAAAGCGCCGCCTGCGTGTAATCCTGATTCGCCTGATTGCTGATGAGTTGCATGTCGAGGATCGACTTGTTGGTAGCGTCCTGGAGATCGATGTTCGGGTTGGCCTCCTTGAAAAGTTTGATGGCCTGATAGCCGCCGCGCGCGCCAAGCACCCCCCGCTCCTGGGTGCCGGCACCGACCAGCGCCAGCTTGGAGAATGCCTGCGCCGCATCCGATCCTGAGAGATTGGCAGACTCCTTTTCCCAGCCGGTGACGGCTGACGGCAGCCAGCGCTGGAGAAATGACGACGCCGCCGTTCTCCAATCAGTGCCGGGGCCTGTGCTGAAACGCTGCAGCACATCCTGCATTTCCTTGATGCGGACCTGATCGGCCTGTGCCTGCCTGCCCGCCTCCGCGATGGAGCGAATGTCCTGAGCATCATTTTTGTAATTCGTCTCGGCGACCGTGTACGCCGCCGGATCGCGCTCGACCTGCTGTTGGGCCGGCGACAGGCCTTGCGTGACCTGCTGGCCGCCGCTGCCTCCTTGCGTGCCGGGCGCTCCCTGGCCACCGGCTGATGGGTCGGGAAATCCAGACGGCAGATTGCGCTCATAGACACGAACCCGCGCCTTCGAAATCGGATCTTCCACGATCGTCGGATGCCGGTACGTTTCCGCCGCTATTGCGTAACTCGCCTGCTCCTGTGGCGTAGCGGTCCCGGCAGCGACCTTGGGGCCGAGCGTCATCACCAGCTGCTGTGCCTCAGCGTCGGCACGCTGCGCCGGCACGATCTCCGGCTTGTTGGTTCCAGTGGCGTCAACGAAGCCGGCTATGCCGGGGCCACCGGCGTTCGGATTGAACTGGTAGTTGGGTAGTGGCTTGGCCGGGTCGTCCTGCTTGCCGGTCAGGGTATGCGTCTGGACACCGGTCACCGGATCGACGCTGACGCTATCGGCCTGCATGTAGATCTGAGCCTGGGCGCGCAGGCCAGCGGCGACTGCCTTCAGCCGGCCCGTAGGATCGGGCTGCGCTTCCAGCACTGCCGCCCGGCGGTTCAACTCCAGCGCCGCCTGCGCCTGCGGTGAGTTGAGGCCGGTTGCCAGCGGCGGCCGTGTAGCCGCGGGCGGCGCAGCTGGAGGCGCCGCGGCCGGAGGCGGTGCGAGCGGGTTCTGCGGCGACGGCGGAGGTGAGGCGGCGGCGGTCGCCGCAGGAGGTGCCGCAGGAGGTGCCGCAGGAGGTGCCGCTATGGCGGCCGGTTTCGGCACGGGCGCCTGCGAGGTATCGTTTGGTCCGGCGAGCCCCGGATAACTCTGAGCCTGGTTAGCGAGCCACGCCTCGTCGGTCATCGGCCCGGTGACCGGTGCGGAGCCCGCAGGAGCCCCGCCAGAGGGCGGTGGCGGGATGGCGCCTGTCGTGGCCACCTTATACGGTGCCGGCGTCGCAGCGCCGCCAGCGGGCGGCTGTGGCGGCGCGGCGGCGGTCTGCGCACCTCGCCCCGGGTTCGATGCCGCCCACGGCGTAGCGCCATACTTGTCGTACAGGGCGCCGGCTACCTGCCGCTGCACCATCCATGGCGCATCCATCGCCCGCGGCCACCGCGAGACGTCCAGACCGGCCAGCTTCCCACCCTCCTGCCAGGTGGCGTTGCGGATCTGCCAATAGCCCGAGGCGTCGCCACCCTGGGCGTTCGGCACGTTCTTGCCGGCGCTCTCCCGTTGCGCGATCGCGTCCAGCGCCTGCTCGCGCGGCATTGCCGCAACCGGGTCAGGACCGCCGCCGCCCTGTGCTGCACCACCGCCTGCCGCCGGACCGCCATACCCGGGCTGCCCCGGCAGCGGCGCGGTGGCGGCGCGGATCGCCGCATCGAACCCGGGCGCGGTGACCAACCCATACTGATACTGCTCCGGCACCGTCAGCGCGCGCGCCGCGAACGCCCGCGTCGCCGCCTCGCCGGGGTAGGCATCCGGCGCGTTCGGCAGTTTGAACCCGTTGGCGCGCGCATCGGCGATCAGCCCCGGATACGCCGCCGCCCGCGCGTTCTCGTCCGGCAACTGGAGCAGCGAGCCCGCTATCCGGCCCACCATGCCCATCTCGTTCTGGCCGAGGCCTTGTGCGCCCTGGTCGAGGAAAAGCTGATTCCGCGCCGGCGCGTATTGATTGGCGATCTGCTGCGATTGCACGTTCGCCGCCGCCGCGCCCGATAGCGCGTTCACCAGGACGCTGTCGTCGGGGAACGGGCTGGTGGTCGGTGTGAACTCGATGGTGGGCATGGCAGGCTCCGCTCAATACGGGCTGGGCACGCCGGAATAGGATGGCGTGTAGGGGCTGCCGACCGTGCCGCTGTTCAGGATGTTCGTGTTGTTGCCGTAATACTGCGTGCCGCCGGGGAAGATGCTGCCGGTGAAGTTCGGATTACTCAGCAGGCCGGAGGCCGTCGTGCCGATGCCCTTCGCGATCTGGCTGTCGATGTTGGCCTGCGCGCCGGCGGCACTCAGGTCGGTCTGCGCCTGCCCGGTCGCGGTGGTCGCGCCCAGCTTCGTGAGATCCATCAGCCGGTTGTAGTATTGGGAAAAATCCTGATTGGCCAAACCCTGGCCGAAGGTTTCCTCGCCCTTGATGGTAGCGCCCGAGCGGAGGATGCCCTGGGAAGCGGCGCCGGCATCGATGGCGCGCAGCCCCTGGCCGAGCTGCCACTGGTAGCCCGGCGACGTCTGGTAATTGCCCATCGCCTTGGTCGCCGCGTCGGGTCCGTTCAGCCCCAGCAGGTCGGTCTGCGCGCCGAGCGTCTGGGTGCCGGCCGACGTGAATGGCTGCATCAGCGCATTGGCCTGGCTCTGGCCCGCCGAAATCGCGCCCTTGCTGAGCAGGCCGCCGGCAAGGCTGCTCGCAGCCCCGATGCCCGCCACTGCCGCTGCTGCGCCCATTATGCCGCCTCCTCCAAACTCAATCGGTAGAGCACGCCGAACTCGTCCGCGCCGAGCCGGCGATAGAACGTCCCGAGCCGGGGGCCGGCACCCCGGTGGCCGGCGCGCATCAGCACCGCCGCGCAACCCCGCGCGCGCAGCCGCGCCACCGCCTCGCGCTGCAGCCGCATGCCGAGCCCGCTTATGTCGGGCGACGCAAAGAAAATGGTGTGCTCGGCCTGCACAACGTCCGGCGCGTCGAGCGACGGCGCAATGACGCTCACCAGGTAGCCGAACAGCCGTCCGTTCGCCCTCGCGGTCAGGCACTGCAGCGCGCCGATCTCGTCGAGCCGCCCGAACAGCCACAAATTCTTGCGGGCGTGATCGTCCGGCGACTGATCGGTCTGCGTCAGGTGTTCGCGGAACAGCGGCTCGGCGTCGCGATAGAACTCGCCGAACGGCTCGACCTGGAACGTCACGCCGTCGAACTCGCGCGGCGCCTGGCGCATTGCGGCGATGATCCGGTGCTCGACCTGCTTCGCGAGCTTCACCACCTGCGGCCGGTGCGCCGCCATGTAGCGCACCAGGGCGCCCATGTTCACCTGGATGTTGAGCGGCGCCACCGCCTGCCACCACGCCGCGTCGTGGGCGTGCGGCAGACAATGCTCGAAGATCCTCGCACAGCCGGCCTCGGTCGCCAGCTCGTCGTAGCCCACCGACAGCACGCCGGGCACCCGCGCCTCGATCTGGTCGAGCTTGCGCTCGAGCCGGCGCATCGCCGGGCCCATCACATCGGCATCGAAGCCCATCGCCGCGAGCGAAGCCACCACATCCGCCGACGGCCGGCGCACCGTCACGATCCGCGCGTCGGGCCGGTATGCCGTGAGCCATCGCCAGAA